CCGCAATTACCTTTGCTTTGGGCTGCTTATAGGAATCATGCCTGGTTGATGTTACCCAAAACCATGGCGGAATAATTTAGAAAGGATCACCCCCAGAGTATTAAACCACTGAACTGTAAATGCACTTCTTGCGGAAATGCCACCCAAGAGTAGAAACGCATTTTCAAACATTTAACTAATTTGCAAAACCATAAATTCGCAACCACACTCTATACAGGAAAGATTAACCAGGTGGTGATCAAGGCAAAACCGTAACCACAACCAGCCGTCAAATCTTCGCATTTGAAATCTTCAGCTTTAACAATTCCATGTGAACTGGTTGAACATGAGGGGAGATGGTGCATGACCGGTCAGTGTGCTGGCGGCGTGCCTCTGCAAATATCTAGTGATTAACTTGTAGCAAACATGGATGAGGAGAAATACAAAGCGACTTGTGAAGGAATCAAAATCACACAACGACAGATCGGACCCATTTTCAAAAACATTAAGTATGATAATCACAGGGAGTGTGTGCACAACCAGGCGTTTGCTTAATTGAATCGGCAGACCAAAAGCAAAGGGTTTAGCAATTCTTTGCTACTGGCTGATTTTGCAATGTGGGCCACTGATGAAATAAGGCGCAGGTACAAGAAAGATTCCGATCTCTATCCCCACACCGATGTAGAAATTTTTTCGGACGCTCTGGTGCTCACGCAGTCCCGAAAAATCAACAAAGGGAAAAAGAATCACATAATTGGTAAATTGGAAGAATTGAGTTAGCTAGACAAGATAGAGACCAAATCTGAGGCAAGCATTAAGAATGAGGTTTGCTTTGGCCATGGGCACCCACGGTTGGTAGCTGCCAGGCATGCTGGACTGAGAGCCATCACTGGGGTGTTGTACACGTGCATGGAGAAGTAGGTTTTCGCCAAGAAATACCGAGATAGATTTATTAAAAAATTGAATCCTGACCAAATCATTGAATCAGTCTGCAGAACGTTAAGTGATGACGCATTGATTGTCTGTTTTGATGTCAGTTCGTTTGACTCAGCATAGCGAGGGCTAATTTGGGACCTGGAGAGGCAGTTGGCAATCACTATTTTAGGAGATGACTGGGCTGAAACCTGGTGTGCCATAACTTAAAACCCAAATTACATAAAATCTCCAACTTTCACATCTTATTAGATCACTTGCAGGAACAGTGGTGAAATGACTACTGCCTTGATGAACACTTTGTTGATTGAGCTGCTATTCTCATGGTGCGCGCAAAAATTAAAAGTGGACTTTACAGGCAAATTTGAAGGTGATGATTCCCTTGTTGTTCTCCACAGCAAAACCAATCATCAGATTATTTCAAAAATGATGGCTTATGCCGGTATGGTTGGATTTGAAACCACACTCGAGAGTAAAGGGAACCTGACCAATTCAGTACCATAACTGTGCAAAATTTAATTGTACAATTATCACAACACTGTGGTTGGCGTTCGCAGATTGGACCACGCTTTGCTGAAATTTGGTTGGGCTTCAGAGAAATCATGGAGGAGTAATTCCGAGAAATTATTAATCCAGCAAAAAGCCTATGCCCTACTTTACACTTACAACGGCTGGCCAATGATGAAAGATTATATTCAAAAACTGGGTCTTAAAACAGATTGGGAAGGGTATAACCCAAGTGAAGAGTGTGACTTCAATTTTTGGTTAGCAAAGACAAATGCATCATACCAAGCATTGGACGAGTTGATAGGTGGTGAATTCACATAAATATTATAGGACACACAGCCGGGAGTGCTCATGCAAGCCCTGGATGGTGATAAATATGATTTATTTAGAGATTTGTAAGGTGCCAATAAACCAATGATCGTCACATTTGTGGACAGGAGATTGGCGAGACCGATAGATTTTTATGGCATCAAAGGCCTAAACAATGATG